GTTTTAGGACCTGTAACATTAGGTAAGATCAGTAATGTAGAATTAGAAAGAGTTAGGGCATTCAGAGTTAAATATTATGCTGACCTTGTTACAAAGAAACCAGATTTAGAAAAGTTTTATTTTGGTTGGTTCAGGAGATCACTAGAGGTTTAAAATAATAAAAATAATTGTTTCATCGTATTATAAAAAAGTATTATATTCATAATAATAATCAAAAGGAGATTAAATGAGTTTAACATCTGATAAGATACAGAAGAATTGGGAAGACCTAATAGGTTGTATAAAATTAACGTTTGACGATTCTTATTCAGGCAATAGAAGAGAAAAGCTTCTCAAGATGTACCACGATCTAGAATCTAGAATGATGTTTGCTCCCGCATCCGGTAGAAATTATTATCACAATTGTTTTCCTGGTGGATACGTTGATCACGTTATAAGGGTTGTGGATTTTTCTCAACAGTTACATACAACATGGATGCAGAATGGTGCAAAGGTTGATAATTATTCAAGGGAAGAAGTTATATTTGTAGCAATGCATCATGATTTAGGTAAAGTTGGTGATATGGAAAATGATTACTACATACCAAATGAATCAGAATGGCATAGAAAGAATCAAGGAAAGATATATAATCACAACCCTAAATTACAATACATGACAGTTCCTGACAGGGCAATCTGGTTGTTAAACCAATTCGATATAAAATTAACAGAAGCAGAATATCTAGGAATAAAGCTAACAGATGGACTGTACGATAAAGCTAACGAACCATATTATATATCGTATTTAGAAGAGAATCAATTGTCATGGAATCTTCCTCACATAGTTCATCAAGCAGATATGATGGCATCTAGAATTGAGAATGAAAATAATACAAAGACTGATATAGTTGTTAAAACTCAAAAAACAGAAAAACAGAACAAGAATTTAAATAGTCTTAAAAAACAATTCGATGAGCTTTTTAATTAAATGATTATAGAAATTTTATTTATACTATTATCAATTTATTCTGTATTTATTTCTTATTTAGTAGCCGTTTCACTAAAAAGAATAAATCAATATGAAGAGTTTATTATCAAGTTTCAACAGATAATAGAGTTTTCAACTAAAAAAATGAAATCTGTAGACACGTTGGGACATTATGAATCCGATGATGAGACAGCTTTCTTTTTTGAACAACTTAAGACTATACAAGAATTACTAAATGATATTTTTGAAACAGAAAAAACGGAGTCAACGAGTGCCAAAGAAAAAAAAGAAAAATAAGAAAATGTATTTTGATCAGGACGTTCAAGATGCTATAACGGAATATAATAACGAGAATAACCCTATAATAAAGAATATAATTTATAGAGATAACATTGCTTATGCTCTTGATAAGCTCGTGGAAAATATAATTAATACTTTTAAATTTTCGTATTTTGATTCACATTTTAACGATGTGAAAAACGATGTCGTATCTTTTTTAGTATTGAGTCTACACAAATACGATGCATCAAAAGGATTCAAAGCATTCAGTTATTTCTCTGTGGTGGCTAAGAATTATTTAATAGTGTTAAATAATAATAACTATAAGAAACTTAAATCACACGATAGCATATATGACAATACTGAGGTGTATTCATTAGAGTCGAATTCACATAATGAAATGGGTTCATCATCAGAGAGTACGTTAGTAAAAGAAATGATTTTGTTTTTTGATAATAATATTCCTAAATTATTCAAAAAAGATAGAGATGTTTCTATTGCATATTCTATAATCGAATTAATGAAAGAAAAAAATAGAATAGAAAACTTTAACAAAAAAGGGCTTTACGTTCTCATTAGAGAAATGACAGGTGAGACTACCTCTAGAATTACTAAAGTTATCAATGAAATGAAAAGAAAATATAAAATCTTGATTAAGGAATTCCATACTAAAGGTACCATAATTCATTTAGTGAATTAATACTTAATAACAAGCAAATATTTCAATAAAAGCGGCTTTAATTAGAGCCGCTTTTTTATTGTTTAAACATATTTTATTATAAATGTATATTTATACATGAAGTTAAGTGAATTAATTTGTTAACTGAATGGGCTCATAATGAACGAAGACAATGTAGAAATATTTAATGGAAAAACCTTTCAAGATCTTACCAAAGATATTTATGAAAATTCTAGGAATAAGAGATTACAAATAGATCTCTTAATACAAGAAGTTCATGGGTTGATAAACGGAATCGACGATATCGTAATGGTAGGGCCCATAATAAAAGAGTTGATGGATGTATCAGTAAAAAATGATGAACATTTAGTTAAACTCGCCAGTGTGTTACAGAGAATATTAACGAGATCAACAGGAGAAACGGATGATTCTTTTGGTTTGACTGAACAGGAGAAAGTAGAACTGATAGATACATTACAAGAAACTGCGAACGATTTACAAAGAGAAACTGATAAGCTGGACAATATAGATAGAATAAAAAAGAATTTTATGGAAAATTAAATATGGGGTCAACATTTACAACGGCATTTAATGAAGCGAAAAATAATTCGTCAATATTTGGGACTGCAAAGCCTTTACCTGTTTATCTACAATTTGTTCCTGGTATAGTAGGAAAAGTCGTTACTGATTTAGAAGTATTAGGGAGTGGAGATAAAAATACTAGAAGAGTCAATAGCATTTTAGCTAAATCTCACTACGGTCCTTCATTGAAGAAGAAAAGTCTGCTATCTGAAGAAAACAGATATTATCCATTATTCAGAGGCATGGTAGATGTTCCAATCGAAGGAGATCAGGTCTTGCTGTGCACTATAGGGGGTGTTCAATATTACCTAGGTCCGGTAAATACCGAAGGTAAACCTAATTTCAATGTAGATCCTTTAGAATCCAATGAATTATCGGATAAATTCGATAGTCGCAGGCGCGTAAGCGGTAAAGATAGGTTAGGATTGAGTGAGAATTTCATTTTAAAAACTGATGTAGCTAGATTACAGAAACCCTATAATAAGGGATTAGATGATCCAGACAGTAAGCACAAGATTCCGGAAACACATGGAGATATGTTATTCGAAGGAAGACACGGTAACAGTATTAGAATAGGTAGTAGAAGCGATAAGCCATACATTATAATATCTAATGGACGAAATCCTTCTAACACTGTTGAGAGCTATGATGATGGTTCTATATTAGCATTGATACAAAATGGAAGTATTAGGCAACATTTTAATGCGTTTTCTCAATGGACACTGCCTTCTGATTCCGTCGAAACGGCCGAGAGATTAATGTCGTCCTTGATTTCTAGAGTAAATGGAGACGCAGATCCAAATGAACTTGTGTTTGAAAACACAGATATGAAACAAATGTTCATGTCTTCTGATAGAATAGTTATAAATTCGAAAACTGAAAGTGCGTTTATATCGGCGTTTCAGCATGTTCATATAGGTGCAGGAAGATCATTGACAATTTCTACGAATAAAGAAGTGATAATAGACTCTTCGAATGTTTTTCTAGGAGAACAGGCTGCGGAAGAATTTAAAAATAATGAGGGTCAGAATCTCATTTTGGGAGAAAACTTAAGAGGATTATTAGAGCACCTAGTAGATGCATTGATAGCTTCAAACGGTCATTGTCAGGGAGCTCCGATACCATTAGGTTATCAGGCGGGCGCGCCAGGGACACTTGCGACAGAATTAGGAAAAATAAAAAGTAAATTAGCTAAATCCGTTACGCCTATTATTAGTACTAAACACTATATAGATAGTGAAGGATTAGTTTATAAACGATAGTTATAGGAGAAGTATACATGAAAAAATCAGAATTTAAGACATTAATAAGAGAGATAGTAAGAGAAGAAGTCAAAATGGAATTAAGAAAACAACTTAAAGAATATAAATTGAACGAGAGAAAACCCGTAGTACAACGAAAAAAATTAAATAAGAAGCAGTATACGGATAATAAGTTGCTTAACGATGTATTGAACGAAACGGCAAATAGTGACGAATGGAAAACGATGTCCGGTGAAGCGTACACGACTAATAACATGAATGACGTCTTGTCTAAAGACTACGGCGGACAAGTAGAAGACATACCGTCTTCATTGGGCGTATCAAAAGAGAATACCCCGGATCACGTCATAAATGCTTTGACCAAAGATTACAGGGGACTGATGAAAGCGATAGATAAAAAGAAGAACGGTGCACCATTATGAGTTTGAA